CACAACAAAAAAATTACCTTAGTAATAATTTAACTTAAATCAAAATAACATGAGTAATTGACTTTCTACAACATAAATTATAAATTATAACTTATGTTATTGATGGGTGGTAATTATGGACTGGACAAGCCTGATTAACCAATTACTGGAAAAGAAGACTCAAAAAGAAGTTGCTGATGCGGTTGGTTGTTCTCAACCATTCATCTCACTTTTATCTCAGGGTAAGCGAAAGAATCTTGATTACGACATTGGACAGAAGATTGTCTCTCTTTGCGTAGTTAATGGAATTTCGATTTACGAAAAACAAAAAGCCCCAGTTGCTGAGAACAACTAGGGCGGCATTCAAACAGGAGTTATCTGTATGAACTATCAAATATTAGCAGACATTGAACTAAACCGAAAGATTAGTTTGTTTCAAAAGGCAGTTGAGGCTTATGTGCTTAATCGGACACTCGAAAACTCTATGGCATTGGCTAAAGCTAAGGCTGAGCTGGCTAGTTATGTGTGGGGTGGCTGATGAGTGCGTTAAAACAAGCTGAGATTATTCCAATCTCAAAAGGTAAGGGCAATATGACAGATAAGTTTGAGGAAGGTCATGTCCGCTCAAGTTGGCAGTACAGACGTGATGTATATCCATTCTTATCTGATGCAGCTCGCCATGTCTATTTCATGCTTGAGGGCTATATCAACGGGTTTAACAAAGAATCTGACTATGTTAGCTACTCGCAGCTTCAAGAAGAAAAGCGCCACAAAGACAATCCAAAAGCAAGAAAATCAAGCTCAAAAACTGTTAGTAAAGGGCTTGAGGAATTAATTTCATTAGGTGTTATCAGTGTTATTTCTACACATCCGAAATTAGGAAATCAGTACAAAATTAACGAAGTTTCGCTGTCTGACCACTTTACTAAGGAAAGTACTTCACCTAGTACAGCACTTTACCTAGTAAAGCACGAGCACTTTACTAAGGAAAGTACGAGCACTTTACCTAGTAAAGACACAATAGATAATACTTATAGAAATATTTATAGAGAGAGTGACTCTCAACAAAACCAGGTCGAAGAAGTTCTAAAAATTTGGGAACCCGATTTACATCAACTCAATTCTTGGATGCAAAGATCAGGTTTACCAAAAATCAATCAAGCTCAGGTTGACGAATTGCTGCTTGA